CTCCTGCTTTGTCGACAACTTGCACTATGTTTTTATCAATTGCAGATGCAACCGCAACCGTGTTTGTAACTAACGATTCTGTGGCAGACAATGCCTTATTGCTAATTCCTACGATAGCACTATCGACTTTTTTTACAGTGTTTATGGCGGACATAACCTGTCCGCCAAAATTTGAAAGTGCTTTTTCGGCAGCAGAAAGTCCTGAGAAAAAATCATCAGCTTTCAAACTCAAACTCGCAAATAAATCAAATACATTCACTTTCCCCACCTCCCAGCTTTGACATTTTTTCTTTAAGAGCCGAAATGATTTCTTGTGCTTCTCTGCTGTTTTCCTCGGTTTTGTCAGGGTAAAACAGTTCTTTAAAACTTACCTTGATTTGTGAACCGCCTGCAAAATTAGCGGTATTGTTTACGATTGCTTGTAAGCAGTCCGTCACATAGATTTTATACATCCTGTCTTTTGAATGCTTTATGTATCGGCTTTCGTAGTATCGAACGAAAGTTCTAAGATTGTTTCCTCTGAACTCTCCGCAGCAGAGCCAAAAGACTTGTCCTCCGTCTTCTGCTCCGATGAGATAAAAACCGACATCAAATTAGGGTCGTTCAAAATTTCAAAAACCTGTGTCAAAACAGTAATCGGATTGCCGCTGTACTCCTCGGGAGATACTTCATTCATCGCCGCAAGAATTTCAATAACCTCGGTTGAATATTCCTTGCATATATGCTTTGCAATCGCCGCCTTGTTTTTCTTTTCACCGTTCTTCTCAGGAGTAAAAAGACCTCTTACGACTTCGTCACTAAAAATCGTTGCAGCCGGTTCGATTATATCGCCGATAAATTCTATTGCGTTTTCACCTTTAAATTCTGAAATCTTCATTGATTAGCCCTCCGCTTCGATGACCATATACTCAACAGGGACAAGATCCTGAGCCGTGATTGACGGGTGTCCGGTGATTGTAAGAGATGTCTGCCCTTTGCTGTTCTTAGAAGACTGGAAACTAAATCCACCTGTCGAAAGAGCATTCAAAATTTTAACAGCAGCTAAATTGCCATTCGGGAGGTCTCCAACCCACCAAATAGTATTAAAATCCGACTGTTTAAGACTTCTTCTCGGTGTGATTTTGCCTGCTGATGTCAATTCATAATAGTTGCTTGTTGACGGATTCCCTGTTGGAGATGATACCGCGGTGTAAACGTAATTTGGAGATGTACCGCTCCTTGTATAGTATGTCTTTCCGATTTGTACCGTTGTATCGGAAGACGCTGCGTAAGTTGCTCCGCTTGATTCAGCTGCACCCAACGAAAATTTCACAAAATCAGGTGACATATTGAGCGCCGTCGTACTCAATGATACCGCCCAACTGTCAAGATGTTTCAATTCCTTCGTATTTTCAGGGCAGTTGTCAACGTCAGAACCCATATCGCTGTATGTCGGAGTGACATCAATTTTAATGCCGCCTGTCGTCGCTGTGATGATGTCGCTGTCATTAATTGTTGGGTTTTCAGGTTCAAAGTTGTAGAGCAATGCACCTGCATCTAATTCAAGATTCTCGAATGTGTTCTGAGGAATCACTGTTGCTATTCCCATAAATAAGCACTTCCTTTCATTGTGTTAAAAACTCACCGTAAATAGTAATATATTTTGCTTTTACATTATCAGCTCCACTTGCTTGATCTTGTGCGAAAATGCCGTTTTTAAAAAGCCATAAGTAGCCGTTGTTGATCTTTATCAATACTGGATTGTGCGAAACTAAAAAGTTATATATTTCTTCCGTTTTTCTGCTTAAATCAGCCAACGACGTGCTTTCATACCATACAGACGCACTAAGTGGGATTAAGTCATCAAGTGAACCGATAGCGGTTTCATAGGTGATGTATGGAAAAACAGCGTCATCGGGGACGGAATAGCGGTTGTAGGCTGGAACCCCAAAAGAACTCCAAAAACTGTGAATAGACTGAAATTTATCCAAGAGATCCTGCCTCCTCCCATGCTTTATAAATCTTCTCGCCCTGAATAGCTATCCAGTCTACCATTTCTTCATTGCAAGCCCAAGCGTTTTCAGAATAAGAAGAGTTTTGAGCTAAGCCGCTTTCATACAAAAAAGCGTGTACAATTTCGTGGCGCAGCACTTTTCTGAAATACGTTTTATAATCGTGAATATTTCCGTTTTCCTCATTGCACACAACGATTAATTTTGAATAAAAGTCACAACATCCGTCAACTTTTTCAAGTCGCTCATCATCTTTTGAAGTGAGATATTGAATTTCGTATTGTGTGCCTAAGATATTAACTTTTTTCAATAATTCTCACCCCTTATGATGTTAGTTGATACTCTTCTGCTGTCACTTGCCGCATATCGAGAGATGATGAATTTGGTGTAAATTTATCATCGCCGTCCGAAGTAACACGAAAAACTTTGCTGTCGCTTAATCGCTTGAAAATATCGTGATATTCGAGTGTTAAAGCCTTCGAGGTTGTAACTGTATAGAAACTTGTAACACCCTGTTTTTCAGCCGTTCTCGCTTGCATAGACGTGTCAAAAGTGATTGCCGCATTAAACTCCGCGCCCTCTGTATAAGTCGTTTCAAAGCCGCCGTAGCCGTCAGAAACGGTCGTTTTATTAAGTATTACGCACTTCTGCATAAAATCATCTAAAAGGCTCATCTCAATTTTCTCCATCTATTCAATCTCGATTTGAATTGCTTTTGCCAACTAACAGTCGTGTCACTTCCGTTTGCCGAGCTGTTATACCCTTTTGAATACGAATAGCCACCGAAACTTTCCGATTGAAACGGGCTGTTTGCCGCCTCGCTTTGACTGTATTTACTATCCCAGTCTTTAATTCTCTCAAATAGGGCAATAGCCGCAGGAGGAACAGCCATTGCCCAAATAGCACCCTCGAATGTTTCGTCTGTCAAATCACTCACAGGGTACTGGTGAACTCCGTCATTAAAAACACTGCCCACAATGCGTAAATACTGATTGTTGCGCAGATATCCGTTAGGAACGATTATTTCTCCGTTAGATATTGTGAACGTGCCAAAAATCCTATCGACATCAAACCAGTTGTGTAATTCTTCGCAAAAATCAGTAATCGTCATTGTGGATTCTCCTTTATTATGCGTGAGCCGTCACAGTTGCGTTGCCGGCTGCCTGCGCTCTATTATTAGCGTCAACGGACGCAATTGTAATCTTCTTGCCAGTTGCAGCCGTGATGTCGCTTGTGCCATCCCACGTAGCCCAACCTGTTGTAAGTTTCTGACCATACTTGACTGTTGGAGCTGTTGTATCGGCTACCTTATATTTATATGTTTCGTTTGCAGGCTGAGAATAACCGCTCACGGTGATCGCTGTATCTCCGCTTGCTGTGCCTGCTGAGGAAGAAACGCTAATCGTGCCAAGTGTAGGTGTGCTATCAATTTCTGCAACAACAACACCGGCAGCCATTTCAACAAGAAACTGTATGCCCGAGGCTGCTATTCTTTCAACAACAAGGCGGTTTGTGGTAGTGTCGGTAGTCGTGCCGATATAACCTGTTTCGTCTGTTGTCAAATTAAACTCGTTCGCCATCTCGCCGTTCATCGGGATGTAGTACATGATGATATTTTCTTTTGCTGTTGAGTAAATTTCGTTGTATGGAATCAAGCTTGACAAAATCACTGTACCCATACCAAGAAAATCCTCAACATATCTCAATCCGAACGCTGTCTGAGTGGTTATGGTTGCCGACTCGAGATAAGGAACAATTGTCAACGGGTTAATAAAATGAACAACTTGCACTGTATCGTTTTCAAACAAAACCTGCAGCTGCCCCCAAGTTTTCGCTAAAGCACCCTGCAGCCCTGTCGCTGCGACAACGGTCGTGTCAAAAGAAGTCAAGTGTTCAATAAAACTTGCGCGAATGCCTTTTTGAACATCTTCGAGCATTTTCTTGTCAATTTCAACAATCGCTTCTGATCTGCCGCTCTTCTGTATGGCTTCCGCCGACTTCTGATTGCGCCACTTTTTAAGCGTGATTTCACCGATTTTTGTTTTATTTCGCTGATACTGTGACAGCGGGATAAGTTCGCCTTCTCCGACTGTGCCGTCCTGCAACGTTCCTGTTGTTGTATAAAGATACAGTTCTGTTCCTGCCGCCTGTGGTATTTTTCTTGTAACACCAAGCATTTCAATAAACTTCTGCAGATTAAAGCTTGAAAAACGCTGAACAAAGTCAACCTCTCGTGCTTTAACCATCTGCTGTGTGGTTATGATATTTGTTTCTGCTGCTGTTGTAATGTTTGTAGGCATATTTTTCACCTCTAAAAATTAAATAATTCGTGATTTTCTGCAATCGCTTTTTGACGTTCGTAGTCGTCTGAAATTGCAAAAATCTGCTCTTTTGTCATTTTGCCGCTGCCTGTATTTGCTGGCGGGTTTGCTGTGGTCGCCCCTGTAACACTTTCTTTTGTTACAAACACTTCAAAATCACCTTTTAACAAATCGTCAAGAACGGTTTTGTTTTTAATTTTTCCGTTTTCAACCTCGATTTCGGCGATTTCTTTTGACGCTCCACGCATAGCGGCATTCAAGTTTTTGCCGGAAATTCCCTTTGATTCAAAATACGCCTTAACGGCAGCTTCTTTTGCCACTTTGGCTTCTTTTGCGGAAATTTCGTTTTTGTAATCTTCAAACGCCTTTTTTTCAGTTTCATACTTAGTTTTGTAATCTTCAGCGTTTGCTTTTTTAAGTTCGTCAAGTTCCTTTTTGACGTTCGTGTAATTTGCCGCTTGTTCTTCAGCGGTTTTTAAACTGTCTTGCAAGCCTTTAATCGTGTCAGTGTGTGCTTCAATTATAGTGCTTATTTGCTCATCTGTAAGATTAAAAGCTTTTAATAATGCTCTTGTTAGTGCCATTTTCTTTAGTCACCTTTCGATTTAGTTTCTTTAAAATCTTGTTTATATCAACCCAAAAATTGGGAGATTTCCTATGTTACTCTTCTTTCAAAGTATTTTCGAGTATTTGCTTATATTCGTCCAAATGGTCAACAATTGCAGGCTTTATGTAAGGCTGTGCAGGAACGTGTTTACCGCTCCCTGCTTGTATATGCCCCATTTCAACGTACGCAGCATATTCAACGTTCGTCCCGACATAAACAATATATTCGCCTTTTTTCTTCGGTGCATTCCCCGTGTAAACGCCTAAGTGCATATACCCTTTATCATCAGGGTTGCTGGACTTATAGAGCGTTTCCTTTTCTGCTCCTATTCCTACTTTCGCGCCGCCAACAGCGTGAGCAATAGAATTTCTTAGCAAACCTGTGTCAACAGGGCATTTTAATTTTGCGTATGATTCAGCTCTTAAACCTATGATTTCTAACGCTTCTTTAATGCTTTCAATTGTGTATTTTTCAACATCTTTGTTAATGTTTATAGATACAGCATTTGTTCCAAGAGTTCCCATTTAATCACCTCTTTCGCCGCTCCTTGCTCTTTTCGGATTCTTTCCATTTGTCGCGAGCCGCTTGTCGCACATCGGGATCATCAGAATGGTAGTCTTTCCAATCCTGATATGTCATTTCCTCATCGCCATCATAATCTCTTGATAGTCCGCTATGCCGTTGACTAAGGTCTGTGACATCAATTCTCGGAGTTCCCTTAACCTGTGAAATCAGAGTACAACGACAATTCCATACTTCCTCAGGTGCACCGTTAGGGTCGCCTGGATAACGGCAGCCGTTTGAAAACTCTTCCTCTGTTTCTCGCTCCTCACCGTCTAACCGTGCGTGAGAATCTCTGACACGGCTATCAGGAGTTGCAAGCCAAACTTTAAGGGTTTTTATTCCCA